CACATCCAACTAGGGGGGTCTCCTTAGGGGGGGTCTCAGGGGCCAATGGGGCACCCCTAATTGGACACTTCCTCCCCCCTAGGGCAACACCCACTATCCCCTCTTAATAGGGGAGTGTCGCCCCCCCATTCCTTGGGCTACCCTGCCCAAGGGGGGGCGACACAGTGAACTATCCCAATTGCGAATCGCTTGGTACCAGGTCCCCTATTTGGAAGTCATCAATTCCGCCGCGAGTGGTTTGTGGGGGTGGGGTGGGGAAGCGGGAATGGCCCGCGCTGGAGCTGGGAGGCGGCAAGGAGCGCGTTTGATTGGGGGTTGGTGTGGAGACAGCGGAACGGTGGTGTCGGGTGCCTGGAAACGAAAAGCCCCCGGATGGGGTTTCCGGGGGAGGGATTCGGGGGAGCGGGAGGGAGGGATGGGATCGGGAGCGGGGGCCGGGAGCGGCGGGGTATCAGCCACCCCCCCCGCGAGATCCCCCCTAGGGGGGTGAGTGGCCTACTCGACAGACCCCCACTGCTCGGCCATCGCACGGGCGATTCCGGGGTAGGTCTTGCTCCGCTCCTTCCAACGAGTAGGACTAGGACCCAATTTGTTCTGACCACTAGGAGTCTGATTGGACCACCTGCCAGAAGCAGGTAATGATAATACGTTTGTGGGTACCAGCGGGGGCAGGTTCCTCAGCCATAAACACGTCCGCTTGCTCGCGTCATCACCAAACTGCCACGGCTGTATCGTCTGCGTGGGTTTGCATATCCGTGTGTTGATAGCACCAACAGGATTCTCTATCGCAATACGGGGAATCCCGCTATTGAGCAACAAATGCACAAATCCGAGCGCATCCTCGGTCAGCTTCGGATCGCGCAAACCCCTCGTCGTCCAATGCATCCCGCTCGCGCACAGATAGGTGCAGGGCGGGAACGCGATCATCATGTCCCACCGCTCGGTCAGGAGATCGCGCACATCCCCACGGTAGTGCTGGCCGGGAGTGTCGCTCGGCTCAAAATCGCAACTCCAAGCATCCCAGCCCTTGCCAGCGAACGAATCACGCACCCGCCCGCTGTACTCACAAGCCACAAGCACACGCTTCACTGGCCCACCCCCATCAGATCAGGCTCCACAAGCATCACATGGTAGTCCACCACATGACGCAGATAATGACCCCAGCTACGGAAACCAAGCTCCCTCGCACGAGCCTGCAACGCCATCAGCAACGCATACTCCATCTGGAAACTCGTGGTAACCATGTCGTTCATAAGCCCAACCTACCGCACCATGCCCCTCCGCGTCAAGCGGGAATCTTCAGCACCATGAGGATTTGCTGGACACCATCCCGACCAATGTTTACGGGCCTCCCAAGCGAAATGCGGCAGACCACGCAGGAATTTGTCCGATTTTCCAAACCCAGATTCCGAATCCCGAATCTCGGTATGGCGTATGCCAAGCATAGGACATCCAATGTCTCACCCCGGAGGATAGGACATCCATTGTCCTATGCTGATAACCTGGCGAAGGGGAAAGGGTAGGAAAGGAAGGAAGGGACAACCGGGTGCCCATGGACTGGCCCACTAGACAACAAAAAGCCCCGCATGGCGAACCATACGGGGCGCGAAGGAAACGAGGCTCCTAGCTATTCAAGGTCGGAGGCTAGTGCCGATAAGAGCATCAAAAGGAAGCAAAGGAAGCAAAGAGCTAGGAAGCCCAAGGCGCGAAGGATGGGCTTCATGGCAAGACATAGCAACGCAGCGTTTGGCCATCGATCTCCACGAGGATGACACCGGCGCCACCGTCTCGCTTCGCCTGCTCTTCAGACTCTCTTGATTCGTCATCCGTCGCCAGTCGGAGATAGCTCCCGTCTATGTAGGAATGAAGTGTCATGGATTCGCGGGGGATAGGGTTTCAGAAAGCCTGCACAACGATGCCGCCGTCGAATTCTACCACTTGGGTCCGGTTCTGGAGCCACTCAAGCGGCGTCTCGTCCTTTGAATCGATCCCGTCCTTGAAACCGTAATCCTTCGCAGCATCCAGCGCGGAAGGGTATTCTCTCCACTCACAGCAGATTCCGACGGGGTCCAGCTCCAATTCGACTCCGCAGGAGTCTTCGTACTCCTCCAGATATTCGAACAGCGCGCGTCGCGCGGGGACGGTGAATTGAGACTCTCGACCAGCATGGCGGAAGGAGTCGATGAACATGTATTCGGTAACGATTTGTTTCATGGTATTTGTTCGGGGAATCAAACAGCGGCCTTCGAAATCAGGGCATCATGCTCTGGTTCATTCCAAGATGGCCATTTCGGAAGAGGGGCGCCTTGGTTCGTATGGTGCCGAAATGCCCACACCTCATGCTGCCATTTCGAGTCACGCTCACACGTTGCATAACCAGAAACACGATTCCCGTTGATTCGAACAGAAGCGGGGATGCTGAAATACGTGTCCGCAGTCTCGGCCATTTCGGCAGCACGGATGACACCGTCAGAGCAAAGGAGCCGATGGCCGTTGCGGGGATGCAGTCCCCAAGGATAGGAACGGGAAACGTGAGTTTTCCCGAGTGTGTTTTTTGTAATGCTCATGGGATTTGCTTTGGATTCGGCATGATCGCCGATTGCTGCCCACCGTTTCCGATGGGCAGGATATCGGGAATCAAAGCCGTAGAGCGGACGGGTCCGCCACCGCGTCACCGTCGAGGAAAACACCCAGCAACGCCCGGCGTCGCTGCAGGCGGTGGATAGTCGCGTCCAAGTCAAACACGGTGTACCCGATTGCGGCCGATGCGTCGCGGCCGTCGAGACGAACGGTGATTTGATCGTCACCTCGTTTCAGGGTGAGGAAATCGCCGGATGTCCAGTAGGTTGTCTGGTTCATGGGATCGGATAGGGTCACAGCGAACCTCCTTTCGTGACGGTGAACCGGACGTTGTGTCCCGTGGTTTGGTTGTGGCCCGACGCGTAGCCAATGAAAGCCTCGAACTCGGCCAGCGACCCATCCTCGACGCAGCAATCGACATAGAGGATGCGCACCAAACCCCGCTTCCCGAAGGCCCGGCGGGCTTCCCGAAGGGAGAAAACTTTCGCAGCGTCACGGATCCCGGCAGCGCGGACGGAGCGATGGCCGGAGCAATGGAAGAGAGTCAAAGGACACCTCCCAGCAAAGCGTCCACTAGGAGCCAGACGATTGCGCCGATGATGAGAGCCCCGAGCGTAAGCAACGCAAGGGCGGAGACTAGGGATTGGAGTCGTTTCATGGGATCAACGGAGGATTTCCAAGACGAAGTGGCCTTCCATCCCGTCACCGTTCTCATCGCAGGGAACGGACGGATCATCTCCAAAGATCGTGATCCGGTCGGGGAACGGATCCCAGTCGACGTCGTGGAAATTCCGTTCGATGAAACGGACGGCCGCTTCGATGTCGGGGACGCTGAGGGTGGGGACGTTGCGGCTCGCGATGCTCTCGGAGATCGCGGCGCGGAGGGACTGGATTGTGGAGGGATTCATTGGATTTTCTGGCCCCGATTTTCGGAGCGCGGACGACACGGTACAACGGAGAGCGATGGAGAGCAACAAAAAAATTTAGGGGATCGCCAGGATTACTTTGCCGCGCAAAGTGGGGGCATGATGGGGACAAGCGAAACGGTGCCGAAGGTGCAGGGGAAAAGGAAGGGTTGGAAGGTCCAAGGAATTCGTCGCTCCAATCCAAACAAAAAAAACGGTCCCGATCCAAAGGAGATTGCCGATCCCGATTGGGCTCGGGTGTTGGACGGTGCATCACTCGGGATCCCGTTCGAGCGTCTATGTCACTTAGCAGGGATGAGCGAAAAGACATTCGCCAAATACCTATTGAGACACCCGGAAAGGAAGGAAGCAATCGAAGCAGCAAAGACTCGGGGAGAATACGATCTCACCTCCGTAGTGAGAACATGCGGCCCCGGCTGGCAAGGTTCCGCGTGGTTGTTAGAAAGAACACGAGGATATGTAGCTAGAGCATCACTAGAACATACAGGAAAAGGCGGTAAAGATTTATCAATAAGCGGCGCTCTGCTAGGTGCTTTCGGTAATACTAAATGACACCACGGGGGGGGGACGACCCCCAAGGTGGGGGTGGAGGTTACCTGATACCCCCCTCTTCCAACCGCCCACAATTTTATGCCTGTCAAGCAAATAAAGAGGAAACGTTCTCCATCGTTGGGGATGGGGTCGCATATTCCTGCGTGGAAGCAGCGGAAGATGTTGGAGGAGGCGCAGAGGCTGGAGAACTTTCCTGAGATGATGCTTGGCCTACGGGATGTGTATCCGTGGCAGAAGGCGGTGTTGGGTGCGTTGA